GCCTAATTCCACGAGCTGATAATAGTTTCCAATCCACCCGCGCCGCATTTCAGGGATTTCCACCTCTGACTCGCTGGCCCTGCGCTCGCAGTGTAGCGACAATAGGATTGCCGTATCAAAGGAGTTGACGCGCTCAAAGTCGCCATCCGCGCCGATGGTCAGGTCAAAATAGTCGCCGTTGTCGGTCAGCTTCACGTCTACATATTTAGCCATTAGCCCACTACCCCGCCGTTTCCAACGCCGCCGCTGTTTATGTGGAAGTGCGTTTCAGATAGGTTTTTGCCGTTGACGGTGAATCCGCCGGTAATGTTTACGTTGGCCGTGATGTTGACCGTTGCCGCTGCGATATTCACGTTGCGATTTGGCGCGACTATGTTGATGTCGCCGTTAAAGTCCAGATAGATAAAAGCCCCTGTCACCGTATTTTCTAGCACGGCGTCGCCAGGCTTTAGGTTTTTCTGCCGTCCCGCCAAATCCACGGCGAGCGCCATCTTGTTGGATTCTTCGCCATTGATGGGCAGCACCACGGCAAACGTATCGTTAGGTGGCAGACTGGTAATCCCATAGGGCTGCACCATCACCCCCAGACTCTCGCCGCCATTGATTTGCAGCATGAGCAAAGGAGCGCCGCTGTTGCTATCGTCGCTGCTCAGGATTTGCGCTAGCTTTACCTTTTTATCATTCATTCCCAAAACGTCTCCGCATTTTTCTGAGATTGTGGCTCAGTGAGTTGCAGTGTATAGGAATCCTTGTGAACCAACTCCAGATAGGTCACGTCGCCGCCGTCTACCGACTCCTCATAGCTGCAAGAGCTAATCAGCATCGTTTCAAATACGTTGACCGAGGAATCCATCACTGGCACTAGCATATTGGGCCGGAATATCTGCCCATCATTATCAGAATGCCCATCCACCGTGCAGCTATAGCTGCGGCTGCGGGCCTTCCTGATATTGGCCTCCCATTGCGCCAAAGCCGTGCAATCAGCAGAAGACATATTCTCATCGGCATTCAGGTACAAGGTACGCCCTGCGCGAATCTCGCTATCTGTCACCATCACGCTAGACGTATTGGCCACATCCCCAGGCGAGAAGCTGCCGCCCGATAATGTCAGCCCCGTCACGTTGCCTTGCGTCACCACAGCATAAGTGTGAAACCGGCTGCTATCGTCAATGCTGACGCTTGATACGGTGATGGTGTTTTGCTCATCGTTATCCAGATTGCGCAATTCGAAATTGATTTGCTGCGAGCTTGAGCGCGTGATAACGATGTTGCCCGCGCCATCCGTGGTCAGCAATACCTGCTTTTTCTTGGCAAGCGTATCAAGGAAAGAGTACAGATTCTCTCCCGCCTCATTGCTGATAACGTCGGCACTGCCGAATGGCTCAAGTCCCTGCACATTGTTGATAACGCCGACATTGGAGCCGATGGCCGCAATGCCGCGCCGGATAACTTCCTCAAAGCTAATGCCCGCCACCACTTGCACAGCATTGGCCGGCAGCGAGGAGTCTATAAGGTCGCTGGTTTTGTCGCGTCCTGATATTTCAATGCTGCCGCCGCCGACTGAGATTTGCGGGTTGATGCGCTCCACATAGCCATCAATAATCTGCTGATCGTTTATGTAAATCTGCACACTGGCCGCGCGCGGAATCGGGAACGGTTGCCCTTCATCCCATGTGGCTTGAAAGCTGAAGCTGCCCGCCATGCTGTCTATGCTTTTCTGCACACTGGCGCGCGTGAAATCCTCAAACGGCTGGCCATTAACTACCATCCGCTTCATTGCGTAATCACTCGAATATCGCCAGAAAGAAAGCTGGTGTCGTATGAGTCTGGCGCGTTGATGTCCACGATGATTGACGCCTTGGCGTACAGGTCAACATCATTGCCGTAGTAACGAAAGGCAATAACCGAAGCCGGCAGCGTTGGCGTTACCACATCAACAAAGCGGCCTTCATTGAGCTTGGCCGACTCAAGATAGGAATTAACCAGCTGACGAAGCGTAGACACGGCATCAAGCGTTTCTTGATTGGCAAACGCGATAACATTTTGATATTGCGCCTCTAGCCCCGCTTGCACGGCTTCTATTTGGTTAATCGTCGTGTAATCAATTTGCGCGGCTGAATTGTAAGCCTCATTAAGCGCCTGCGTTTGGACAATCTCAGATATTGCCTGCTGCGAGTCATTGTATTGCGCCCTCTGGTATGTCGTTTCGTTTTTGTAGACGAAATCATCGCCGAAGCCAAACAATTGCTGCAATACGTTTACGCTTGATCCTTGCACAGAGTACAGGCTGCTAATCGATGACATGACGCCAGTGATGGAGTCGGCCAGTTGCTGCGGCTGCCGGATAACCTCGGATGCCGTCGAGACAATATCCGCCACGGATTGCGAGAAAGTATCAAAGCCGCTCGATACCTGCCAGCTTTGCACGGTTGACAGCACAGAGTCAGTAAAGCCATTCACAGCGCCAAGCGCGGAGTTATAGCCATCTACCGTAGACGTTGCCAATTTCTTAACAAACGAATCAGACGCCGCAGCATTGGCATTTTCTTTCGCCTGATAGATTTGCGCCTTACTGGTCGCCGTTGGCTTGGGCACTGCCTTGATGGCTGAATAATCAAACTCTAGCGATATGTCGGCGCGGCCAATGTTGCTCATGCTCTCATCAAGCGAGTATGGCCTAGCTGTGACTTCTACCGACGCATCAAAGAATGGGTGCGATAGTGTGCCGTTGCCTTCTTCCTCCAGCGCAGCCAGTAGCGCATCGCGGTTGACGCGATAGCTTGCCGTTTCGTTGCCGCTGTTGTCGTAGGTGGCAGCAATGACGCATGACAGCTTGAAGTTGCGCGGCATGAATCCCAAGTCTTGAATCTTTTGCTTGGGGCTGTTGGGGTATTCGTGCTTCATTTGCTTGCGGCCACCGGACGTAGTGGCCGAGCGAACGTAGAACTGTACGCCTCGAAAGCTGGCAATGTTTAGCTCTTTAATATCCATCAGCCGCCCGCCGTTGAATTGCCGAGTTTGAACGGTGCGCCTGTGAGTGATGAGCCTTGCACCTTGCCGTCTTGGTCAACTTTGATGGTAAGAATTCCATCAAGCGTTTCTCGCCCCATCTGGTTAGCATTCATGCGATTTTCAGATAGCGCAGCTTTTGTCTGCTCCCATGTGGCGTCACCAGAAGCAAACCCAGTCAGCGCAGAAATATCAGCTCCAGCGCGGCCCGCAGCGATGCCCATAAATTTGCCTAGCAGATCAAAGGTATTGATTAGGCTAGACAATGAGAGTGATGCAAGTTTTGTAAGCCCAGCAATTACGCTAGACACGCCGCTAGCATCTTTTCCAAGTATCGAATCAATAGAATTCATTAGCTGATTGATAGCCGGCGCCGCATCCGCCATGCCTTTGAAAAAGGACGCGCCAATTACAGACTTAACGCTACCAAGCCGCGTAGACATGGTTTTCAGTCTGATATTGGCCATCTCATCAAGCGCACCATTAGACGCCCTGATTTGTTTCTCGTAGTCTCGCATGAGTTGCGTATTGCGAACCAAGAATAGCGCCTCACCAGCAAAGTCAGCCCCGACAAGCCGCTTCATAAACTCCAGCTTTTGCGCATCCGTTTTCATTTTGTCCATAGTGGCGGCTACTTGCTCAAGCCCGCCAGCCAATCCAGACTTGCGGAAATCAACGCCAGCAATAGACATTTTTTGCAGAATGCCGGCGAATGAAGTGCCCGCCATTGCGCCCGTTCGAATCTTGCCGAGCGCCTGCAATCCCGCGTTGACTTGTTCAAAGTCAATGCCTGCCTCAGCAGCTACGCCGCCGATGCTACGTAAGGCATCAGACATTTCATTAACTTCAACACTGCCGACGCGCGTACCAGAAGCGATAATGTCTGCAAACCGCTTGGCATCGCCCGCACCTTTGCCCATTGCGTCAATAGACTTCGACAGGGTTTCTGCCGCCGTCGCCGCATCAACGCCACCCGCCGCCGACAGCTTGAGTGCGATATTGGAAAACTCTTTCAACGCCGCAGGATTGGTCAGCAGCTCAGATCGCTTGCTACCTACAATCTTGAAAACTTCCAACATGTCAGCGCCGCTTTTGCCAAACGTCTTGCCCAAGTCAAAAGCATACTGCTCCACTAGCTTGAGTTGCGCGCCAGTCTGGCCAGTAATCGCAGCCACATCAGCAAGCGCATCCTCGATAGCCATGAAGTTAGTAATTGATGCGCTCACGCCAGACGCGCCAAGATAAGCGCCGGCTGCCCCTGCAATGCCGCCCGCCAA